AATGAACGTTCCGTTGCAAGCATTTATCCAACAGAACCATGATGCGCATATTCAGGCCCATATGGCGTTTTCTCAGAACCCAAATACGCAACAAAACCCACAAGCGATGCCTGCGCTGCAAGCCCACATCCAACAGCACCAAGCGCTGAAATATCGCATCCAAGTTGAGCAAATTTTGTCCCAACAAGGAATGCAGCTGCCGCAACCGGGGCCAGATGGCCAATTACCGCAATTACCACCCGAAGCGGAGAGCCAGATCGCGATGGCGGCGGCCCAGGCGACTCAACAGATTACTGGCCAAGATCAGGCGTTGGCAGCAGCTATGGCAACCCCCGATCCGCAGCGTGAGATGTTTGATGCGCAAATGAAGCTTGAATACGAGAAAATCAATCAAAAACAAGAAGATAGCCAACTTAAGGCCGAAGTTGACCTTGAGAAGATGGAATCCGACGAACGGCGGGAAGATTTGCGTACAGCGGCCGATTTGCAAGAAGCTGAGATGAAACACCAGGAAGAAGTGGATAGGGACTTTATTGAAATAGCAAAAATGGCAAGAGAGACCCGAGAGGATTAATTATGCCAAAAGTTGGTAAAAAACATTATCCCTATACGGCCAAAGGGAAATCGGCGGCAAAAGCGGCGGCAAAACGTCAGGGGAAGAAGGTTTCTTATGGTAAAGGCAAGAGGAAGAAAAAGTGAAAGATTGGAACAAAGAATTAACTAAATACCCGAAACCCGGAAAGCAGAAGGCGGGTGTTTCAGTTAAAGCGTTGTCAGCCTCAGGAGAAGGTTTAGCACAGCAAAAGACCGTTAAAGCTGGAACTATTATTCCTGATGGCGGTGAAAAAGCCTCTGTGAAAGGAGGAGGAGCAGCAACCAAAGGATCGCTCTGGTATCGGTATATCAAGTAATTATGGATTTTTTGCAATATTCGGAGTTTTTACTCCGCAAAATACGAGAACGTCAACAGACGTTGTCGCGAACACTTTCTACGGGAAGTGCCCAGGACTATGCTCAGTACCAACGATTAGTTGGGGAGATCTCAGGTTTGAACTTCACTGAGCAAGAAATCGTAAACCTGCATGCAAACTTGGAAGATGAAGATAATGAGTGACTCTGTTCCAGAACGTGTTCTAAATTTTGGGTCTTCGGAGGAAGAAGAACCTCAGATTACCCCAGACAATTTAGATGATCACGCAAGTAAATTGCCCCGGCCTACGGGGTACAGGATGTTAATCCTGCCATTCAAGCCAAATGCTACCACTAAAGGTGGGATTATGCTTGCCAAGCAGACGATGGAAAAAGAGCAATTAGCCACGATTGTGGGTTTGGTTGTCTCTTTAGGTCCTGATGCTTATAAAGACCCGGACAAATTTGCCGAAGGCCCTTGGTGTCAAGAGGGTGACTGGGTGATATTTGGCCGCTACGCAGGCGCAAGGTTTCGCATTGAAGGAGGCGATATGCGCCTTTTGAACGATGACGAGATTCTTGCTGTCATTGACGACCCAGAAGAAATTCTGCACGGATAAGGGGAGAGGATCCTATGGCTGAACAAGATATTGAATTAGTGCTTCCGGAAGGAGAAGTTGATATTCATGAGGCAGACGTGATTCAAGAAAAACTTGAGGATCGTGACTTAAGTGCTGCTTCATCGGAAGGAGAAGTTGAAGGGACTCCCCCTGAGGAGTTAGATGATTATAGTGATAAAGTTAAAAAACGAATTGATAAGCTCACGTATCAAATGCGCGAGGCCGAACGTCAGCGTGACGAGGCGGTTGATTATGCGCAAAAAATACAAGATCAAAATGGTTCGTTACAACAAAAGCTACGTTCTTCTGATAGCACGTTGGTTAATGAATACGAGGCGCGTGTTAATTCTGATACGGAGCGCGCGCGTAAGGCTTTAAAAGAAGCGCAAGAGCTAGGGGATGCAGAAGCTATCGCCTTGGCTACTGAAGCCGTTGCTAAAACTTCTGTGGAAGCGCAGAATGTGCAACGTTTACAAGCCCAGCAAAAGACGAATGTTCGAAGACCGCTACGAAGGCCAAGACTACAACAAAGTGCGCCAACACCAGAGGCTGCACCTCCTGACCCAAGAGCGGAAGATTGGGCTGAAAAGAATTCATGGTTTGGGACTGATCGAGGTATGACTTTTGCCGCTTTTGGTGTGCATCAGGAATTGCTCAACGATAACGTTGATCCAAGTTCTAATGACTATTACCGAAAGATTGATGAAAGGATGAGGGAGTATTTTCCTCAAAAATTCGATGAGCCAAAAAACGTGCAACAGGTAGCGGGTTCTAGCCGAGGTGCTGGAACTACTAAGCCGGGTTCACGCAAAGTAAAGTTAAGCCCTTCGCAAGTTGCTATTGCAAAACGCTTAGGGGTCCCTTTAGAAGACTATGCAAAATATGCAAGTTAGGAGTTAAATATGCCAGATCGTCACTCCAGATCTGCCGATTCACGAGAGAAAAGCTCTCGCCGTAAACCATGGCAACCGCCATCTATGTTAGACGCCCCAGAAGCACCCCCAGGATTTCAACATCGCTGGATTCGTGCGGAAGTCCGAGGTCATGATGACAGAGCGAACATGTCAAAACGTGTTCGTGAAGGATTCGAACTCGTAAGAGCAGAGGAATATCCCGATTTCGAAGCTCCTACGGTTGAGGACGGTAAGCACGCAGGCGTGATAGGTGTAGGCGGCTTGGTACTCGCGCGTATTCCGGAAGAGACCGTTAATGAACGGAATGCTTATTTTCAACATCAGACATCTGAACAGATGAAAGGTGTTGATAACGATTACATGCGAGAAAGTGATCCGACGATGCCGTTACGACGTGGGGACGTTGAACGAACATCGAAGGTGGAATTTGGCGGTCAGGCTCGTCCTGACGATTCTGAAACCTAATTTGCTTAAAAGAGGTTTGTAATGGCAAACACAAATAAGCCGAACGGGTTCACACCTGCATATAGTCTCTATGGAGGGACGATAAATGCATCTCGCCTTGAATTAGCTAGTGCTTATGACACCCTCATCTGTAGTGGTGACTTAGTGAAACTTAATTCAGGACGGGTAGAACAAGCTGGAGCGACGGATACCCCTGCTGGGGTTTTTTACGGTGTGCAATACACCGCAACAACCGGGGCTGCAATTTGGTCTAATCAGTGGACTGCGGATACGGCAACATTAGGGAGTGCCAATGCTATTGCCTATGTATATACGGATCCTGCGATCGTATATGAGGCACAGTTTACGGGCACCCCTACTATAGCAGCTGTGGGGGCAAAGCATACTTTGTCAACAACTGCGGGTAGTACGCTAAATGGGCGTTCAAAAGAAGGCGTCACGACGACGACTTCTTCGGGAATTGCGTTGTGTATAGGATTTGTTCAAAGTCCTAGCAACTCAATTGGTCAGTATGCGCGAGCATACTTCACCTTCCCAACTAGCGTCTTCGCGGTTTAAAGGAGAGTTATAAATGGCTATTAACCGAGCACAACTCGTAAAAGAGCTGGTTCCGGGCCTGCATGCTCTCTTCGGACTTGAGTATGACAGGTATGCCAATGAGCACGAGGATATCTTCGATACGGAAAACTCGGAACGAGCGTATGAAGAAGAAGTCATGCTTACTGGCTTTGGTGAAGCCCCAGTGAAAAGTGAAGGCGCTTCGGTCGTTTACGACACGGCGCAAGAAGCGTGGACGGCACGATATGTCAACGAGACTATCGCAATGGCATTTTCTCTAACCGAGGAAGCTATTGAGGATAATCTGTATGACACGTTGTCCTCGCGGTACACTAAGGCACTGGCGCGATCCATGGTGCAAACGAAGCAGATCAAGGGTGCAAACATATTGAATAATGCGTTTGACTCGGGTCTTGGTGGTGATGGTGTCTACCTCTGTAGCGCATCGCACCCCACTGTTGAAAACGTAAGCCTCAGTAATATCCTCAGCACGGCTGCGGATTTGAATGAGACTTCGTTAGAGCAGTCTTTGATTGATATTGCAGGCTTTAAGGATGAACGAGGACTGAGAATCAACGCTCAGGCCACGCGCATGCTTATTCCGTCTGCACTGCAATTCGTTGCAGATCGTCTCTTGGAATCCCCCGGTCGTACAGGAACGGCGGATAACGACATTAACGCTTCACGGAACATGGGAATGGTTCCGCAGGGTTATGCTGTTAACCACTTCCTGACGGACACCGATGCGTGGTTCCTGAAGACAGATGTTCCTAATGGTCTTAAGCATTTCGTTCGCACGTCTGTGTCAACGAATATGGAAGGTGACTTCGAAACCGGAAATGTTCGTTACAAAGCGCGTGAGCGGTATAGCTTTGGCTGGAGCGATTGGAGAGGTATCTTCGGTACTCCTGGGGCATAATGGAAAAAAGAAGGGTGGTCTGCGAAGGCCACCCCTTTTTTAGATTCTGGGAAAAACAGCCCTAGCGACTGACCCAGCAGACGCTTACGGAGACTCTAGGGCAAATCCTTTCGTAAGGAGGTAATGAAGTGGCTCAGACTACTTTTTCAGGTCCGGTTCGATCTCTTGGTGGTTTCATCAGTGCAGGCTCGACGAGTTTCGTTAGC